GATGCGTCCGATGTGGGTGCGCTGAAGTCCGGCGCGGTCGGCCAGCTCCTCTTGGGTTAGCTTGGCCGTCTTTCGCAGCGCCGCAATCCTTTGGCCGATGCGCTGCCTGGTGGCTTGTTTCTGTTCGTCTGTCATAGTTCCTAATATAATGGTGAAATAATACAATTCCCGTGAAGTTCCTGATGGTCGTGAGTATAGATAGCGCAGTCGACCTCCGTACCTTCGTATATGCAATCAGTAGAACAGCCGTTCACTATCGGGAACACACCCGACCACCTCACGGCCTCACGCTCCTTTTTTATCTCTTCATTCACCTTGACAAGCATGTCGCCCATGTTCATTCCATCAGCGATGCAATCCAAAATGCTGGCTTTCAGATACTCCAAACGTGCCAACCTTGAAACTTCCTTTGCCATAGCCTTAATAATTGATGGTTTCTACTTGTTTTGTTTTGCGGTCGCAGACGTGAAACTTGATGTCATAACTGCTAATGTAGTCAGAGGTAAAAGCCTCACAGACGTTCTGTCGCAACTCTCTCAGTACCTTGTTGTGATTGTTGTCGGCTGCACCCATCAGCCTGTTCGGATGTGTAAAGTGCTTACCGTCCACGTAAACAACTCCAGTGTATCTTGCTCCTAACATAGTTCTTTCTATTTTTGATTGCGAATACTTTGTTATGGGTGGGAGGGCGAACCCTCCCGATTCCCGTTATTATTCGGCCAGCTTGTTCAGTTTGTCAGCCATTGCCTTGATGTTCTCATCTTCGAGGATGTCCCACTCTTCGAGGGTGGCGATGATAACCTTTGCTGTGTACTTGCGGTTGCCGTCCAGCGAGTAGGCTGTGATGGGGTAACTCAGCGGAGTGCTGCGGATTCCGTACTCATCCTCGTCGCATCCGAAGTAGCTCATTGATGCCTTCTCAATCTCCTTCAGGGTCTTTCCGAACTCGTCATTTGCGCGTGCCTCCCAAAGTGCCATCTCCTCGTCAAGTGTCATCTTCTTGCTCTCGGTGTTGTTTGCTGTAGTCTTCATAATCTTGTGCCGCTTATAGGTTGCCGCCCTGTTCTAAGTTGTTATTTGTTTCTTTTTCTGTTGCAAAGATAAGAAGATTTGTCTAAATGTGCAAGTATTTAGACATTTATTTTAATAAAATGTGCTTTTTATTATTCTTTTTGTGTGAATAATGTGTAATGTATTAGGATTTTGTAAGGTGTGAGATAGCAAAAACCCGCGATTTTGGCAGTCGCGGGTTTTTCGGGTGTGGGATTATGTCGCGGTGGCGGTTTCCTTGGTGAGTGGGCCGCTGCCTTTGAAAGCGAACGAGCCGTTGGCCAGCACACCGACATTGGAGTCGACGCGAGCAGTCTGCACGATGGCCGAGCCGGTGAGTCCCAGGGACTGGTTGCGGCCGAGTACGCGGATGGTTACCGTCTGCGCAGCCAACAGCACCTTGTCGATGTCGGAGTATTGCGACACGAGCCAGCCCACGCTCAGACTCCAGTCGTTTCGACCTGCCAGATACTCGCGCCACTGGCCGCTGGTTGGCGATGCTATCTCAATGAGCTCTGTGCCAACCTGAAGACTCAGGCTGCGGCATGCTGCCACCACCTCGGTCTGTCCGGCTGTAGTGGCGTAGATGAGTATGTTGTTTCCGTTGATCATAACTATATGTTGTTAATCGTTGAACTTGAATGCATGGTGATGAGGTAGTCGTCGTTCCAAGGATCGTATGTGACGGCAATCACTCGCCAATTACCTGATGCCTGGGAGCTGGTGACCTTGTAGAGATACAGCAGCGCCATGTCGGTGGTGGTGGTGAGTTTCGCCTGGCGCTTCTGTCGGCGCTGCGACTTGAACAGGTAGGCGTAGGTGTCGCGGCTTATCCATCCGCCTGTGAGACAGCGACTGTTTCCACAGGCGGTGTGCATCAGCATGTCGATAGTAGCCGAGGTGTACGATGGTACCTCGTTCTTCACTACCTTGCGGGTGTCGACGGGTATCTCGTACTTGCGTAGTTGGTCGGCGAAGGTCTCGAGCGTGATGGCGTAGATGATGCCGCCAACGGCCGCACCAGTACCAGCAGGCGGATAGATGCTTATCTTCACAGTTCGACTCTCGTTACTTGTTATGTCGTAGGTCTTGCAGTTGCCATTCTCATCAAATGTCAGTGGGATATATGTGGTTGCGCCTTCCTGCTGTGCCTCGGCTTCTGATGCCACCCAGTCGTGATTGGTGTCGTAGTATTTGCCGTTGCTGAATACTCGCATTCTCAGCGTCTTGGCTGCCTCTCCGCTCTCGTGCTTGAACGATGTCTCGAATGTGGCACCTGTGATATTATTAGGCACGTTGCTGAATGTATAGCTGAATAGTTCGATGTTGTCAGCAGAACCCTCTCCCAATATGACTCGCATTTCAACGCCCTCCTGTGTACCGTCGCCAACAACGCGCACATGGTCGATATGTTCAAGTGTGCCGCCCTGGGTAGTGAAGAATTGCGAATAAAATTCGCTGGTCTGCGGATTCAGCACTGCGCCGTTGTACTCGTAGAGCGGCAGGCTGACGCGCATCACGTACTTGCTTCGGCTCAGGTCCATCGGCACGTTCTCGCGATAGTCTCCGTAGTCGTAGGTCAGCTTCTCGAGTGGCAATACAAGTCCCTCCCTGCTGCCTGAGCCAGACGCTGCGAAGTTGCTCTCGAATGGCAGTGCCGTTGCACCAGTTGGCAGACCTGTGGGGTCCATGGTATCCTCCTGAAGGTCGCCAACCAACATGCGGACATATTGGCCGGTATAGCCGAACTTAGAAAAAATTAGCGTCTTTCCGAACTCGTGGGCAATGAGGCCGTAGAGGTTGCAGAATCCCTCGAGGAATGTTTGGTAGTTGATAGGGGCGTATGGGCTTGGGTCGGTTCCGTCGGAGCGTAGGCCGTAGTCGTAGTCGCCGTTCCATGGGCACACCAGGCGATTGTTGACCTTCATCTGTAGTGGTGTCTCGACACCTGTATCGGGTGATGTCACCAGGTCGCGAGGCAGGATGATGTCTTCATACAGACTCAGGCACTCGTCCAGATATTCGCCAATCATGGCATCGCTCGTGCTCGAGTCGTCTCCGAAGTTCCAACCATCCATCAATGCCAACGGAGACATGATGGGCAACTGAAGCACGCGGGGTGCCGACTCGTAGTTGTTCTCGAACGATTGCGCCTGGATGTATCCGTAGAAGATGAGCACGCCGTCGTAGTATATCTCAACACTCAGCTGCGTGTTGTCTTCGGGGAAGAGTGGAGCGAGCGCACCGAAAACCTCCTCCACCACGTTGATGTATCCTGTCTTGGAGCGTAGCACCGTCAGCAGGCTCTCGTCGTCGTTCTCCTGTATGGTGACGGGATGCGCCGCACCCTTCAGCGTGGTGACGGTGATGCCCGAGTACTGCGAGTCGTAGATGTCGATGCGGCAGTCCTTGTTGGCAAGGCTCTTGAATGGGATGGTGTATCTCTTTGCCATAATTATCTGAAGTTAGTGGTTACAATCTCGCCTCGGCCTGTGCGTCGGCCGTTGGAGTTGATGACGAATCGAAGGTCCTCACCGGTGACAATGGCTTCAAGCTGCAACTGGCTCAGTCCACCACCACTCAGCTGGCTGGCAAGGTTGCCCTGCTGGGCTTTGTTAAGGATCAGCTCGCCGCTGTTTACCATGATGGGTATCTGGTCGCCGCTGAAGGTGTTGCCACCGATAAATCCATTTGCAGCGTGGGCGATACCACCACCGAAAAAGCCAAACAATTTCACGGTGCTGAGCGTCTGAATGGCGCTTACTATACCAACGATGGTTTGGATGACTCCAAAGATATTATTCAATTCCTGCGGAATCTCGAAGCCAAGTTTTTCAATGCCGCCAAAGATGCTTTGCAGGCTGGTGTTGATTGTCTCAATACCCTGTATCATGTTTGCCTGGTTCTTCTCGTTCTGTTCGGCATCCTCTCCATCTGTTAGCTGGCCATTCTTGCCCAACTTCCACTTGGTTGAGATGTCCTTTCCGAGGTCAAATGTCTGCTTTTTGCCTATGCCCAGCATGTCGCGCAGACCCTGATCACCCAGCATCGACCACACCGACGGCATGGTGTCGGCTGTTTTAACGCCGGAAAGCATTGCCTTGTTTTCGTCGAAGACAACCTTTTCTGCTGTTGTCTTGCCATTGGTTGTCTTGAATGCGCTCGGGTCGAGATAAGTAATGTTTTGTTTCAGAGTGTTTATCTGCTTGGTCAGGTTTTCAACTAACTCATTATCACCCTTTATCACGGCCTGCTTGCGCTGGTCTTCCAACTTCTTCAGCTCATTGCGCAGTTCCTTAACACCTTTAATAGAATTTTCGGTCTTAACGGGGTCGGATGATTTTTTGTATAGTTCATTGGCTCGACGAACGTACTCTGCCCTCATGCGTAGAGCTCCTTCGAGCTCGGTTTGTAGTTTCGTCTTTGCACTTTGAGCCACGCCGCTGTTGTCGTTACCGAATGCGGCTATCTGGAACTTTTTGCTATTGATGTATCTGTCGAACTCGGCCAACTGCTGTGTATAGATAGAATAAGCACCTGGTGTCTTTCCGCTGCCAAGTCGATTTATCAGTCTGTTTACCTTAGCATCACCTCCGAGGTTTTCATAACCTGCACCACCTCTTGCACCTACGCCGAGAGCACCGGCCTCTTTCAATGCCTTAATAAGAGGTTTTACTGCATTATTTAGCAAATCGAGTGCTCCAATCTTAATGTCGGTCCACATGCTGGTTGCAGAATCCGTAAGTGGCTGGAATGTCTCGCCCAGGCGGGTCATGGCGTTTGTCAGCTCCACGTTGGCTTGTGTGGCGCGGTCTGCTGCAGTCTCCACGTAGTCACCTGCCTGCTGCATCTGTTCACGGATAATCTCGCCAACGGCCTTTGTCATGTCGCCGGTCTCCTTCATCTTGTCGCGGATTTCGGTTGCGCTCAGTCCAAGGTTGTCGAGGATCATCAGCGATTTGCGGCCGAGTCCGGTCACGATGCTGTCCACCATATAGTCCACGCTCTGGCCGGTGTCTTTCGCCTTCTGCTGTGCGAATGCCAGCATGGTACCAAGCTCTTCGAGTGGCAGCTTGAAGTCGTTAAACTTCACGGCTGCTTTCATCAGTTCCAGGTCGGTCACGGTGCCGTGGGTGGCCTCGCGCAGATTGTCGAGTATGCCGGGCTGGTTCAGACGCTCAAATGCCAGTCGCACGCCTTCGCCTGCCTTGGCCAGCTCGATGCCCTGCTTCACCATGTCGCCTATCTCGCTGACGAAGCTCACGGCCATGCCTGCACCCTTGGTCATCAAGTTACCACCGAACACCTGAAGCATGCCTGAGAACTTGTCGCCTGAGAACAGACCGCCAGCACTCATCTCTTTGGTGTCAATCTTACGTGTCTGATTCAGCGACTGGTTCATGTCCTGAATTTCCTTGTTGACGGCTTGGTATTTCTGCTTCAGCTGGTCGATAGCTCGCAGATAGTCTTGACCGATGGTCTGCTTCTGTGCATCGGTCATTCGGTTGTACTGCATCGTCAGCTGCTCGATGGTGCCCTTGTAGTCATTCATCTGGCCTTTGGCGGTCTTGGCTGTAGATTCTATCTTACCAATCATGCCAACGAACTGACTCATCTTCTGGCTCTCCTTGTCGAGCGCCTGAGTCAGTCCACCTTGTGCCTGGGTGAAGTTATCGAGTGCCTGTCTGGCTTTTCTCAGTCCGGCATCCCATTGACCGGTGCCAACCGCAAGTTCGAGTACTGATTTATTTGCCATATTGTTTTATTCTTCTTTAAATTGTGTTTCAATCCATTTTTCAACGTAGCCTGTCAGGTCTATGCCAAGTTGATTGGCTGCCTGCTGCATGTCGCTCTGCATCGAGTGTACGAAGCTCCATCGTGGGGCCATGGCGCCACGACGTCCGTAGGTGGCTCCTGATCCGCGACCTGTTGGGCCTTCGGGGTTGGCGTAGAACACATCTCGACCTTCGGAGAATATGCGCAGAATGAAATCGCGGTCGGGGCCGTAGTACTCGCGTAGCTGCTTAGTGCGTTTGCTAACAGTACGAGTGCGATGGATGCCACTTTTACCTCCGTCGGGTGGTGGCACTATACGGGTTCGACTGCTTAGTCGGCCGCGGTGTCCGACGATGTTTATGTTTACGGTGAAAGAGTCCTTATATGTGCGACGTAGCACGGCTCCAGCTGCTGAGCCTGCACCGGCGATGTCGGCCTTTTCCACGGCCTTGGCTCGAATAATGGCCAACTTCTTGCCCATCTCCTTACGAACAAGCTCGGCCATCCATCCGTCGAAACTCGCGCGGCTCATGGCTCCGCTACGCACCATCGAGATGCTTTGCTGAACGTTGTCTCTCAGCTCCAGACTGCGCAGCACGTTATCCACATGCTTTTCGAGATTCTTCAATCCCGAGAAGTCGGCCATCAACATTCCGATGCGATTGTTGGTAGCGTTTAGTCCTTTGAAGCTATTTATATATTCTGCCATACACGAAAAAGCCCGATTAGTTGGGTTACTAATCGGGTGCTTTTTGGGTGGGGGTTTACCTCTCGGCATCGGGGTTGGACTGTGCCTCGCGGAGGGCTTCCAGTCGGGCGTTCTCGGCATTTATCAATCCTTGCATCTCGTCGACTTCTGCTTGAGGTATCATGGTGCCGGTGTCGGCCTCGGCGAACTTGTCGACATAGAGCGGGAATATCTCGTCTGGCATCACTTTATTGGGATTTCCCATACAGAACATCGATGCCCAAGCCTGAATGCGTTGCAGCTGGTATTGCAGGGCGTGTCGGCGGCGATAGCCTCGGATGATACGACGTGCTTCCCAGACTCGGATGTCGTAGAGGAACTCGCGCCTGCTGATTCCAATCTCGCCTACGAAGAGTTGATACAGGTCGCAGGCGGTTAGGCGTTTTTTGGCTCTGCGTCGCTGTCCTCTTTGGGCTTGTCGTCGGGTTCGTCCTTCGGGGTGTGGTAGAACTCGGCACGGAGGCTGACGATGGTTGCCAGGGCGATGCCGAGTTCGGAGGGCTGCATGGAGTACATCATGCTCTCTACTGACACTGGCACTTCCTGATGCTGACTCTCGTAGTATGACAGCATGGCGGCCGAGATGAGGTAGATGCACTTCTTCAGATTGGGCATGGCCGTCTGATTCTGGAACATATCTACTACCTCGACGATGAAGTTCTCAATGTCCTCGTCGGCATTAGTCTTGAAGCCAATCTCTGTGGCGAAGCAGTAAGCCAGCATTACCGTCTTACCGCACAATGTGATTTCTTTCTTAATCATGATTTCTAACTATCAATTATCAATTATCAATTATCAATTAAAAAACCCGCCCGGACGCTATTTTAGTATTATGGCCAAAGATTGTTTCTGCGCCGGGCGGGGCTGATGAAGAGAAGATTATGTCTTAAGCTGCAACAGTGTAGATGCCATAACCGGCGAGCGAGGCTGTGTAGTCGGCGTTCTGACGGTTAGGACCATTGAGAGTAAGCGTGCTGATAATGCACGAACCAGAACAGATGACGCTGCCCTTGGTGCGCTGGTTGTCGCCGCTGACGTTTGCGATCTGCCACTTCACAGGTGCGCTGGCCTCGTAGATGTCCTCGAGGTCGCTCAGTCCCTGTGCGGCTACTCCGCTCGTGATGTTGTCGTTGCTACGCACAAGAGCACCAGTGGTGATGTCGTAGTTGAGAGCTGTTGGCTCCTGTACTACCCAGTCGCCTGTAGTGTCCTTGGTCGTGCTGTTCTCGAGGGTCATGCTGACATGCAGGCTGAGCTGCTTGGCGGCTGCAATAACCTTCGATGGGGTAGCGGTATTGTCGCTGCCGAGGAACAGACGAACAAACTGACCCTTGGTGTAGGCACCTGCACTGATGGCCTCGTAGCTCGGAGTAGAGCTGACGGAAGAGAGCTCACCGGTTCCCGAGAATTGGAGATTCTTAGTGCTATTCTCGCGATCGTTGAAGGTGACAGTGAGGTCGGAGAGATACGCCTGGCCTGTACGAGCGAACGCAGCGCCGAGAGGCGACTGGTTGTTGGTGGTACCAGTCTCGTCCCACAGCAGTGTGAACGGTGTGAGGCTCTTGATGGCGGTAAGCATCGCGGCTACGTCTGACACGTCGAGCGAGTCAACCTGCACCTGCCAGCCACGACTCACCACGGTGGGCTGTGCTGCCATGCCGGGGATGTCCTTGTGAGTGCCGTCCTCGGTGTTGGAGTTGAGCGTCACGGTACAGTTAGTGGCCATACCTATGACCTTGAACTTCTCAGCGGTGGTGTCGAATGTCAATATACGGAAGTTTTGTCCTTTTAGTGTTGCCATATCATTCTGTTTTTAAATTTTATCGATTCTGAGCGAGAATTCGCCCGTTTCTGGATTTTTGCCGATGGCTCCTGCTGAGTAAGGCACGGTGATGTCGGCCAGCATGGTGCTGATCTCTTCGCGTGTCTTGGCGGTCAGCGTGGTGGTGCCAGTGTTCAGTAGCTCGTCCACATGTGGCGGCTGCTGGGTTGTTGCGTTAGCTGTTTTCTTGCTCATCGTCTTCTTGATTGTTAACAGTACATTGATAGGTGACTACCTGATAATAACACGGCTTCATCCAATCCCATTGCAGCTGTGACGCCTGCGGATAGCCCGGCTGTAATTGCGGGATATCGAGGCCCTGGTTATACATCTGCAGGATGTGGCTCTCGATGGCCTTGCGCACCATACTGACAAGCTGCTCAACCTCTTCTGTGCTGTTGGCTGCGATGTCGACCGATGCCTGTACCACGTCTTCGGGGCTCTCCCAGACGTAGTCCTTATTGGATGCGTTCTGGTGGAATCCTTCGTTGATGACGATGATGTTAGGCGTCTCAGTGTTGTCCTTCTGATCGGGCGGAACCTCGAAACATGTAGTAGTGATGTGGCCATCAACTATCTCCATGATGTCGGCATCTGCCTGGATGGCATCGAAGAGTATCTCTGCAAGCGTTTTCATTCTGAGTAGGATTGATTGTTTATTGAGAAAACCGACTGACGGTCAACCTATGCTGTTGCATCGGAGCCATCAGCCGGCATTCAGAAATCACAAAAAAAGAAACCTATGTTATGTCTGAGAGGGAATCGAGGATCAACCACCGATGACGTTAGATGATACAGACTCGATGAGCTTGATGAGCTTGAAGGCCTGTGGCTTGCCAGAGGTGTTGCCGTTGACCTTGCTTGACAGCTCAACGAGTGAGTAGTCAACGCCCATGCCGAGACCAATGACGTTGCGGTCGAAGTTCTCCTGAGAGGTACCATCGACGTTAAACTCGATACCGTCAGCCCATACCTGCTCGTTCAGATAGCCGAAGTGACCGATACCGATGTAGCGGTAGGTGGCATCCTTGGTGGCCACGCCATTGCTGGCAATAGCATAGTCGATGAATGGGCTGATCTTGTAGCGATAGCCTACGCAGCGGCCATCCTCGATGACGGTGCGCTCGCCTACGCTGTTAGGAATCAGCTTGGTGAACTTCAGGTCAACCTCGGTGGTCTTATCCATGATGATCTCGGGCTCACCCTCGAAGCCGAGGTCGTACATCTTGGCAATCTCCTTGGCCAGGTTCTTACCGATGTTGTCGTCAAGAGCGAGCTCAACTACATCAACCTTGGCGAATGGTGACTGGAGCTTTTCGTATTCACCATGAGCGTAAACGTGGAGTGCACGGAACATGGCCCATCCCTTCTGGAACTTGTAGGTGATGAAGGCGATGATGTCGAATGCAGCCTGAGCTACAGCACGACGGCTAACAGGAACAGAAGCAGCTACACGCTGTGGGTTGGCCTTGATGTTAGCAAAGTCAAGACTCTGCTCAGCCACCTTAGATACCTCGCCCTCAACGGTGAACTTCACGTCGTTGATAGAGTAAGGAATGACCTGGGTGCCGGTCACGCCAGTCAGCATCTTCAGGTCGTCTGGCAGTTCAACGCCTGCAACCTTGGTGTCGATGATGGGCTGAATCTCCACAGGGATCAAGCCACCTGCTTCCATGTTGGCTGTGGTGTTCTGGTCGCCGCCAGTGGTGATAGCGTTGGCCAGGATGGTGGTAGCGTTGGCTGCACGCTTGTTGGTGTAGCAGTCTGCAACCAG